TCCTTGATCCGCAGCTCTTCGCCGTTGGTCGGTACGAAGCCCGCCGATGTTGCCGGCGCCGTGGTCGTGCCGCCCGATGTAGTGACTGGCAGGCTCGCCGTCATCATATAGCGGAAAGTCGCCCCCGTAGGCGCGGCAACGCCGCCCGTGATGCGATTATTGATTGTGACCGAAGTCGGCGTGCCCGCTGGCAAGAAAGCCGTTCCTGCATAGCGCGTATATTCGAGCGGCGCATTACCGCCGACGATGTTGTCCGAGAACGTGCGCGCGGACATGACGAAATTGACGCCCGAGCCCGCCGGGTTCAGCAATTCGGTCAGCAAGAAGCTGCCAGCCGCGACGGGGACGATCGCGGTGCTGACCGTGTAGCCGAAGCCATCAAAAACCCGCTGGTCTTCATAGGCCGGCGTAATGGATGCCGGCCCAGCCAGCAGCGACGCAAAATCAAGTGGCTCGCCCTGTGGATTGGTCTGCCAAACCGGTATGGCGTCCTGTGATTTACTCAGCGTCACCATCAGTAATACACTCCCGCAACCGGCTGCCTTTCAGCGCCGAAACCTTGCGTCATCGCCACCTTAAAACGCGCGGCCTGCTGCGCCGTTGCAGCGCCAATCACCGCCGCGTCGCCATAAAAGTCTGAAATCTCAATCGCGAGGCAAGCCGCCAATCCCTGCGGGTCCGCGGTGGATCGGGGCGCCTCGTCGTCCAATGTCATCACGGCGTCAGTCGGCTGCCATTCCTTGACGGCGCCGTCATACAGCCACGTGCGGGTTTCGCCGCCCTTGGCGTCGGTAATGCGCACCACCATCCCATCGCGAGGCGGCTTGTTGGGCGAATAATACCCGCAGCACCGGAACCATCCGTAATCGTTGAACCAGCCCGTAGCCACCAGCTCGGGCAACTGAACCTCGATCACGTTTTCCGTGGTGCGGTAGATATGCTCATTGCCGCAGGCCATGTACGGACCTGTTACCGGCACAACATCCGTTAAACGACCAAACGCACCCGCCGCAATCCAAGAGCCGTAAAGCCCCTGAAGCGCGGCGAGCGCGTCCGTTGCGTCGGCGTTGCGCGCCTCGCGGCCTGCACCAAGCACCCCCAGCTTCTGGAGGGCCAGATTGACCACGCGGCGCGCCGTCGCCATTACTTGGTTGCGTCCGCCAGCCGAGCGCGCAGCGTGTCGACCGATGGGTTGCCCTGAACGACGATCCCCAGATTACGAAGATCGGCCTTCAATGCCGCCTTCTCCGTACCTTCCTCGGAACGCGCGTTGCGCTCGTCCTCGTCGGGCTCCTTGGCATCCACCACGTCAGCCTTGGCGGCGTCGACAGCGAACGTCGGATTGTGCCGAATGGCGTCCGCCATGGGATGGTCCTTCGGCACCGAAACCGACTGGCCCTTGACGAATGCGAGGTCGCCCATGCGGACAAGCTGGGCCTGGGGGTCTTCATCCCCCAGCCACGTCGCCTTGAACCCGGCGCTCATGCCGGATTCTCAATCACGCCGTTCAGCTCGGCGGTGATCGTTCCGGTTGCGGTCGTGGTGGCCCCGCCGATCGTCAAGATGACGTTGGTGAAGCCCGCGTTGTTGAAGTCGCGGCCCACCGTCTCAAGAGCGGCGGTGGACCCGGCCGCGGCGCCCGACACCGCGTTGAAGTACCGCGTCGGGTTGGCAGCATCGCCAAGCGAAAGCGTGACGCCAGCGCCGAGGGCATCCCACTTAAGGAAACCCTGCTTGACCTGGAAGTTGCGGTGCAGCCGCATCATTACGACGGTATCCGCCGCCGCGATAGCGCCGGGCGACTGAGTGCCCAGCGTGAACACGCCGTGCGCGCCCTGAATCGAGCGACCGTCGCCAGTCGGCCCAGAAACAGGATAAGGCGGGTTGCTCATCTGAAGCGATCGAAACTGTGCCATCTAGTCAGCCTCCTTAAACGAGCGCGGGAACGGCGGTGTACGACGACACCATGCCATACTGGATGCCGCCGAACGAGGTCTTCTTGACCCCGCGCAGCTCTTCGATCGCCATGCCGGGACGGAAGTCGTAATCCTCCCGCAGGTCTTCGATGATCCGCGGCGCCATGCCGTAAGCGACGGCGATTGCCGACTGACCGCACAGGAACGCGGGCGCGATGTCTGCACCACCCGAACCGGCGCCGGGCAGGATGTAGTTATCCAGTTCGGGCACTTCGCGGATGATGACACCCAGATACATCAGGTCGCCATCCTGAAACAGCGGGTTGCTGTCGACGCCGCCAGCTTCGCGGGGACGCGAAGAGGTGTTGATGTTGACGATCGTCGGGTCCTGCGACAGCACCGAAAACTCGCGGCTGCCGACGAAGTAGACGAACCACTCGCGGCCGGCGGTCATGTCCGACTTGAACGGGCGCACGTTGGTCGTGAACGCGTTGTTGCCGAGCTGCGTACCGCCAGCGGTCTTTGCCAGCGTCTTCAGCAAGCGGACGTGCGCCGCCGACGACTGTCCCGTGGCGGTCGAGACGGTGCCGAGCGAGGTTGCCCAATTGCCCGATGCCGAGTTGGTCCGGGCGTTGCCGAAAATGATGCGATCCGAGTTCGCCACCAGATACGCATTGCGCTGCGCTGCGGTCGAGAACTGATAATTGACCGTCTGATCAGAGCCGGGGTTGCCGTCCGCATCGAGAGCGCCGGGAATGACCACCGAAGTCATGGCGTCTAGTGCATCGTCGCGCAGGCGCTCGGCCGACCAAGTGCGAAGCTGCGGCTTGGATGCGCCCCACATATCGATTGCGGTGCGGAACGTGGTCGATTTGGGCAGCTTGACGCCCTGGCGCAGCCAATTGACCGAAATGGCCGTGTTGGCAAACGAAAGATCGGCCTCGTTGCCCTTCAGCACCTCGGAACCGCGAACGCCGCGGCCCTTGATGCGCAGCACCAGCGGGAAGTTGATGGTATCGCCTGCCTCGTTCTTGAGTTCGTTGCGAACCCGGATAATCGAGGTGTCGGCGGTTCCCATGTAGGGAAGAATGGACGATTCGCGCACGTATTCGCGCATCAGGTCCGTGCTCCAGACCTGACGCTGGAGCGCGGTAGCAAGCTGAACTTCTGCCATGTTAGACTACCTTGTGAAGATAGCGTCCATAGCGGCCATGGGATTCGCGTTTGGTGGGGTTGCGGCGGGCGTAGCGTCCGATGCAATCGACCTTGGCGGCATGACCGGCTTTGGCGCCGGGGCTGGTGCCACCGCTACGGGAGCGGCGGCGGGGGCCGCGCTAGCCTTGGCAAATCCTCGCTTGGCTGCCTCGCGCTCGAACCAATCATCGAGCTTCGAAGGGTCGCCAATATCAGACAGCAGGGCGTCGCGCTTGTGCTGCTGGACGATCCAGTCGACGGGAAGCATTTCGGTCTGAAACACGGTGCCGACCTGCTGATTAAACGCGGGGTCACTCTGCGCCTTTTCAAGCGCCCATGTCCGCGCGGCCTCAACCGTGTCCTTGCCGTAATCCCGCACCGCGAGTGCGTAGCTGGTGTCGGCGCGGACCTTTTGAACCCGTGCCTCTAGCTGCTGCTCGATGTGCCGATCGTACCCTTCTGGATCGTCAAAGGGGTCGGGACGTGCCTGCGGCGTCTGCGCTTGCTGCGACCGATACTGCGCAAGCTCACGCTCCGCAGTCTGTCGCTTCTCGCGCTCCGTCAACATGGCGTCGATCGGGACGTATCCCGCGCGATCCTGCTGACGCTCCGCTTCGGGCTGCTGTTCCGGCTCTGGCGCTGGCTCCGTTACCGTTTCCGGCGTGGACTCCACCGCTGCTTCCGGTTCCTGAACGACAGGCGCTTCTTCCGCAGGCGCGGCGTCGGCGAATACCTTGTCCAGAAAGTCATCAGCCATTCCAAACTCCTCCCGGTCTATCTCGTTGACCGCAACGACACGCCCGATACCCGGCGACGGCTTGGCTTTAACGAGGCCAAGAACTCGATACGCCCGTAAGCCGGCGACGCTACGGTATTCTGATACCCGTTAACGTAGTTGACCGCAACAGTGTTTCGTGATGTTGTGATCGGGCTGCGGCGCGTGGCTGAGTGGTCTAAAGTGCCGGTCCGCGCTCCAACCTCAGGAGCGGGCGTTTTGGTGGCAAGCGGATAGCCAATGCCAGGACGCCGTGGGTTCGAATCCCTACCGCGCCGCAGCACTTTAGTCCGCCAGCGCCGCAAGAGGGTCTAGGCCTAGCGCCGCATATAGCTGCGCCTGCCCCTGATCCGCCTTAACCGCCGTGTCATGCGCGCCCGCCAAGTTCTTGGCCGTCTGCGACTGAAGATTCTCCACCTTGGCCCCAACCTCGGCTGCGGTGGTTTCCTGCTTGGCCTGTAGAGCCTGCGATAGCTGCTGCACCTGCTGGGTGAGCTGCGCCACCTGTGACTGTTCACGTTCTTGCGTGAACTTGTCCAGTTTTTCGACAATGCGGGCCTTGTCGTCCAACGGCGCAATCTCAAGCATCAGCTTGAACTCGGGCGTCGTCACGGCTTGCAACCCGCCCGCGTTCGTCACCAGCGCCGTCAGTTCAGCCCACACCTCCTGCTGAAGGTTGGCTGTGTCTGGCGTCGTGTCGAGGATGATATCCACGCTCATTTCCGCCAGCCGGTTGTTGTAGCCGACGATCACCTCGGCTGGCCGCATGGCCGGTGCGCCCGTCATGGGGTCCACCACTGGCTGGCCATCCGGCCCCGCAACAGGCTGCATCACCATGCCTTTCTGCGGCTCGTTGACCGTCAGAAACTCCATAGTCTTGGGATCGTCGGTGGTGCGGATGAACCATGGCTCCGTCTTGAACTGACGCGCCCGATCCCACATTGCACGATAGCAGCGCAGTTCCCACGACGTAAGCCGGGCCAAGGGCCGCGCCAACTCGGTCAAGCCCGCCTGCTGCGACACCAGCCGCGCCCGCCCTGATTGCGATGCGCCTTCTTGCCTGCCCAAGACGGCAGGCGTAGGCCCCATTCGCTCAATCTCGTTCTTCGCCTCCTGCATCCGCAGCATGTTGGCCTGGCCCTGTTCGGCCGTGGAGACGATGGCCCAACCCGCAGGAATGACGCCATCGGCTTTTGCCGCTTCAGTGCGCGCGGTGGTTGCGTCAACTGGTGCCGATGTAGGGTCCGTCTGCTGAACCTGACGCGAGTTCATCAGGTGAAGCGAGCGCGACCGCGACGCGTTCACCTCATCCTGAATCGGGATCATGTCCTGGATCGGCCCATACCGCCAGTTCTTGGCATCAACGTAACAGCTCGTCGCGATGATGGGATTGGCGGGCATCCGCTTCTCATCGAGATATGGCGATGGTCCGTACTCCAACACCCCAGACGCGATGTAGACGATACGCTTCCACTCGCCCTCTACGATCCGGTACTCTTCCACCACCAGCACGCGGCGACGGCGGGTGTTGATCCAGCCAGACCCGTCGTCGCCCACGTCATCGAATTTGTCGTTGCCGAAGATGCCGATCCCATCCGGCTTCAGCGGGTCGCCTAATTCCTCGATACGAACCCGCCACTTCTCCGTGACCTGATCCGCGTCCATCCACTTCGCCATGCCCATGTAGCGAGCATCGGCGAAATCGTTGCGTCGGCTGTAGCGATCGGCGTAAAATTCTTTCCACCTGATTTGGGTGGCGATGATCTTGTCGCCGTCCATCTCGACAATGACCGCGCCCGTGCCCTCCACCAAGAACGACTCGGCCACCTCCATCTTCACGTCACCAAAATCGCCGTCATCGGCAATGAAGCGCAGCACCTTGCTCACCACGTCGGCGCTGTTCTGGTCATCGGGGTTGCGGGGGTAGGCCTGCGGATCGGAACGCGCAGCCTCTAGAACGCCTAGGATGCCGTTGATCGCGGGACGGATGCGATTGGTGTAGATGGCGGGCTGGTTGCGAGCGCGAAGCGTGGCGCGCACCTCGCTGGTGAGCTGTCCCGGCCCGTCGAAATAATCCCGCGCCTTCTGATTGCGCGACGACTGCCCGTCCGGGTCCGAGCGGGCATCATCGAAACCTTGACGCAACCGCTCGATCGACGGTGGCGTGCCCTGGATGTACTCAGGGAGGGTTTCGGTGGCGCCGCTTAGGACGATGCCGTCACGGTTGTCGTCGTCGGGGATCATGCGCGGTCCTCAGGCGGGTATCCCGCTACCATAGCACGGCCCATTCGGAAAGTTAAGCACTGCAAATTCACCGCGCTCGGCTTTGCAAGCCGCGTCATACGCAAGCGCGCACTCAACTGGATCGCGCGATGATTTAAGATGCCTGCGCTCACCCGGCCTGCCTCCGCCAATGTAAGCTGCATACCAGCCGTCAGCAGTAACCCTTTTAACGCCAATATATCCTGTGGTTTTATTCTTCTGTACGCGGTTCCACGTATTTTGTTGAACTGTGACCAGTCGCAAATTGGTCCTCTGATTGTTCAAACCATTGCGGTCCTTATGATCCACTAACATCCCCTTTGGGGCGTCCAATATCATTCTGTGCATTCTCAACTGCTGCTTATTGCTACCGGGCATATGCGATACCGCATAATGCGTTTGCCTCGCAGGTTGCGCGTGCCAACGGTAGCCACGCAAGAATTCATAATCTTCGTCGTCTACGACAGCTTCAAAACCGCGAGATAGTGCAATGATTTTCATCCCTACCGTATAGCTGCTATCCCCACTGTATTCAACCCCAAGCTGACGATGATGGCTGCGCAGGGCGGCGGTAGTCTCCCACCTGCGGACCCGTAGGCGACGACACCACCTTCACGATCGCCGGATGCGCCATATCAATTGCCCGCCCGATGTTGGCCGCAGCATCCACTTCGTCGTCCCATTTGCCAGCCGGAAATTTGCGGTACTGGTCCAGCACCTCTTCGCCCATCGGGCCAATGGGGATATGTACCTCGCCCATCGCCGCCTTTGCCTGAAACGGCTGCGCCTTGGTGGCTTTGTCGCCGCCCGCGGTCGATAGCGGCTCGATACGACAAGCGATGCCGTTCCGCCGCATCGCCGCCTTGACGAACGGCTCGGCCGATTTCCAGTTGTTGTCTGCCTCGGGAAACCAGCACAACGGCTTCCATCGTTTGATCAGCGGCAGCGCCCCCTGCTCACATAACGTTTGCTCGCCCGTGCGCTCATCCAGCTTCACACCCATCGCCACGTCGATCGTACCTTGAACGCGGTAGCCGTCTAGCATCCAGATATGTTGATGTTCGTCTATGCCCCACACCCGGAACACGTTGAAGTCGGAGCTTTCCGTGCCGCCTGGCGCGTGATCGCTCGTCATGTAGATGTTGAGGTTGGCGGGCCGCTCGGAAAAACGCTTGAACCAATCCGTTTTAAAGAACGTGCCTTCGTCAGCGGTGGGCTTCTGCTGATAGAGGCTGGTCCATGTCCGGGTGTTGCGCTGGAACGGTGCCCAATGCTCATGGCTGAACCACTCGGGCCATAGCGTCTGCCCGATAGCCCGTTCCAGCGGGTCGTCCGCACGATCGGCGATAGCTGGCAAGCAAATGACCTCCCACCAGCGCCCGTCGCGTCCGTAGAACTGCCCCGACTCCCCATCCCAATTCTCGGGCAGGATGCGCCCTGCGGGATCGTCCGCATGCCAACGGGTTAGAATCATGATCTGCGGCGAGCCGGGGATGAGACGCGAACAGAAATCGTCGGTGTATGCATCCCACGTCGTGTCGCGGATCGTCTGCGACTCCGCCTGCTGCCGCCCTTTGATGGGATCGTCGAGCACCCCCAACGCGCCGCGGTTGCCGGTCAGTCCCGACAGGATGCCGCCAGCCATGTATTCCGAGCCATTCTCCAACGCCCACTCATCCGCCGCCGCTTGGTCGCCCTTCAAGCCACAACCGGGAAATATCTTGGCGAAGCCCGGCGCCTTGATGAGCTGGCGTGCGCGGCGCCCCTGCTTCTTGGCAATATCGCTGGCATAGCTGGCGAGGATGACGTTGCGCCGGGGCTTGGACGCCATGAACCAGGGCACGAACACCACATCGACATAGGTGGACTTGGCTGATCCTGGCGGCATCAGCACCATCAGGTTGGGCACGGCCGGCGTGCCTAGCTGCTGTAGCTTCCGCAGTAGCAACGCGTGGTGAGAAGCTAGCTTGGGCTGGCGCAGCCCGTCAAACCGCTCTTCGTCTGGATCATCGGACAACGGGACCGTGGGGATGTCGACCGAACACGCAAAATCCGCAACGTATCGCCGAGCCAGCTCGTTGCGCGCCTCGTCGCGGTCAGCCGTTGTCAGGCGCATTGCGCAACTTATCCAACGCCGCCCGTATCGCCTTGGTGCGGTCGGCGTAACCCTGGCCCATTCGCTCCGATGCGGCGAGCTTGGCCTCTAGGGCGGCGATTTCTTCGGCGGGGGTCATTTCCCTCCCGCCGCCGCAATCTCGCGAAGCGTGGCTTCGGACAGCTTCGAATGATCCAACGCCGCCACCTCGATCGGCTCGCCGTCTGGCCCGCTGATCTCCTTGGGCAGCAACGAGGCGACAATCTTGACGTATTCGCCGGGGTTTTTCTCCCGCGCGTCAAGGATCGCCTTGATGCCGTACTCGGCCCAATCCTTTGATAACGCGTCCAAAAACGCCTCGCCTAGCTTGGACCGCGCGCCTTTAGGACGGCCGGCGGGGTTGCCCGACTGGCCGGGTTGGAATGGACGACCAACCACTCTGGTTTGCTGCTCAGGTGCTGTAATTTCAGCGGTCATGACCTGAAGATAGCCTTTCCCGCGCCACTAGCCAAGCCCCTCACTCCCCCATCCCCCGCAGTGCTTCGAGGGCGGCGGTTGCGAATACATTCATAGGGACATCCGCCCATCCCAGCCAAATACCATGAACGCTTTCTGTCTGGCTATCGATGTAATTATTGCCCGCATCCTCCATCGCCCGAGCCATCACCTCCACCTTCTCCGCATCATCCGCCCTGATGCCGTCTGTAGCGGCAACCTTGGCCACATGCTCCCGCACCTGCTCGGGGGTGTAGACGCCGGGGGCGGTCATGGCTGCCACACGATAATCTGAATCATGATCGCCACCGGCATGATCAAGCACGACAACCACAACAGCAACCCTGCCGTACCGCCATTATCCCAATCAAAACACGCTTTGAAAGACCAGACCGCCCAAGCAAGGTAGGCCAAAAGACCCAACGCTCCGAGAATAATCACTTCCCCTCTCCCGCCAGCTCGCGGCCGCGCTTTAGGGCGGTAGCAATCATCTCTTCGACATGATGATGCTGATATGGCTCGTATTCATCATACAGCGGATGAGACCGGATAATATCCCGCGCCTCCACCAAATCCGGATCAACCGGCTCGGGCAGGAGGGCGACCACCTCCGCGGCTTCTTCAACGTCAGCCCTGAGATTAAACAGACTCACCGTACCGTCACCGTTTGCCCGCGCCGCCAACTTGCGAGTGATATCCTCCATCCGCTCAAGCTGGTCGTGGGCGGTGGTGCCATACAGCTTCTTGCCCAACTCCGCCTTGACACTGTTGAGTGCTTGATTGGCATAGTGGGGGTGGTTGGCGGGGAGGCGGATGGAAACCAGCGTATCCCACATATCGTTATTGAAGCCGTCCCGGCCACTGGTTGTTTGCGTAAAGCCAATGTCGCTCCACCACGTAAAATCAGGCCTGCTTCGATCGGTCCATTGAAACTTAACCCCGTCCGCAAGCCACCAAGGCCGCTTCCCCGCGACCGCGATCTCGGGACCCCATTCGACGCCTTGCGTCCCTAACCCATTCTCACTATTCGTCATGACAGCGGGGCCTCCTACCCGTTAGCGGCCGAGTCTGAGCGATTCCACTAGCTCCTCGGCCGCGATTGTTAGACTATGGTTTTAGTTCTGGCGCAAGGGCGGTTGCGGCGATATCAGCCATTATACGCGGGTCTTCCACGCTTCCGCCTGCAATCTCCCGCAACGCCGCCTCATACCTTGCCAGCTTGGCGCGTTGGCGCTGGCGGTGCGCCTTCTGTTTTTCTGCGTTGGTTAGGGGCATGTTAGTTTTCCCAGCTCCATTTTCCATCAACAGTATGAGCGATAAAAACGCTGATGGGCTGATCCACATCCAGAATGGCCTTATTCACGCCATTGCGCCAATAGTACCCGTCTTTGATAAAGCCATTTGCCGTCAAAGCCGCAATGGCTTCATTGTAGTTTTTATTAGCGCTGTATGAGGTGAATTCGGTCTTCACTGTGCGTCTCCTTGTCTGTTCCCCCTTCTACCCGCGAGTTAC